ATGCCGGTAGTAGCATAATCCTGTATTGCCTGTTTCATCTGCCAGTCACCATCTGAGTTTTGCCACACATAACCCATAACAGTTCTCCACAATGTAGCAACTTGCACATCGGAGTCTTCTCTAGGGGTTATAGTAAACGCTGGTGGTCTGGATGTTAGTACTGCTTTAAATTTTTCAATAGCGGCAGAGATCCTATCCATTGGTATGTCTGCCTGATTTCTCTGAGATAACTCATCAGATTCATCTTGACTGAAATGATTCCCAAGATAAAAGTCAATATCCTTACGGGCCTCTGTGTCCCAGTCAGATCTTGAATCACGCCATTGGCGATATAATTCTTCGTTATAGGAAGCTCTAGGGTCTTTATCCATTACCTAAGCAGTCTCATTGGTTGGTCTCCCATACCTTCCATTACTGCATCCTTACCTCTTTGCATTGTTTGCATTTTAAAAAACTCTACTAAATCTCTAGCCATTGATCTTTCCATTTCTTGATTAGAAGGCATTACCATGTTTTGCTCTGAAAGGATGCTATCTAATTTCATTTTTTGAAGTGCCAATCTAGCATTTCTAGCGAGGTTGTCTTTCATTGCCGCTTCTATCGCATCTGACTCTTTACGAACCATTCCAATCTCGCCCGCCTGTGGATTTTGCATCCTCATGTCAATGCTATCGCTTAATTGCTGATTCATTGCCTGTCCCATCATTTCTGGTGGTAATGGCGGGCCTATGGGGCCACCATCTTGAAATCCAAGTAAACCCGCACCGCTACCAAAAGCTCTAAAAGCATCTCTTTCCCTATTCAAGTCCTCATTAGATATTTTCCCTTCTCTTAACAAATCATAAGCACCGCCCACACTTCCATACTCATCTGTCAACCTTTTATTCCTAGCCTTTATAGCATCAGCATAATTATCGAAAGACATTCCTAATTTTTTTCTTGAAACTTGTTCCATATCAATCATTGGAGCATCTATCTGTTCTTCCATCAATGGCATATCGCTTTTAACCTGACTAACCATAGGATTAGAAGATCTTCCTAAGTTGGCAAATAATCCCTTTATCGTATCTAAAACACCTCCACCTCCCTGATAACCCCTCATGGCTTTGTTAGCCATGCCACCATTCTCATAGCCAATTAAGCCACCTTGTTGCTTTTTCTCATACGCTCTTTTTGCCCTATCTAACTGATCTTCATAGGTAAAATACATGTCTGGATTATAAAAACCCGCTATGGGCTTGTAATAAGTCTCTGCATCAGCAGTGGGAAGTGGCACACTCTCAGCAACCGTTCCTTGCTCACCCAGAGCCTGTGGAACAATGCCATATAACAATTTATTAAGAGCATCAATTCTATCCCTTTCTTCAACTAATCTATTAATTGCTTCTATTTCTTTTACATCTCTAAACTCTTTAGGCTCCGTTTCTTCTAAAGACGTTTGCATATCTTGAGGCACCATTGCTTCATAAGCCATTTGTCTTCTTCTCTTAGGACTAATCATTGAAAGCAATGTTGACAAACCACCGTTTTGATAGCCTTTCATTTTTTCTACTTCTCCACCTTCTCGCATATAACCCATCTTATTCCTAACTGACTCTGGTAGTTTGCCTAGACCGGGATTGTCTTTTGGAACTGGTTTTAAATTCTTTTTTACTTTACCACCATGACCATACTGATCCATAATTGAACCACCACCAGCATAGTTGTCTAGCATCCCACCGGTTCCCATTGGCATAACATTACCACCGCCGTACATAGGCTTTATGCTTTTTAATAAATTCATTGCCATTTCTTTATCAATAGCATCGTGAGCACCATCTTTTGATTTATTGTTCATGTATTCCAATTTCTCTACTCCTATTGCCTCAACAGCATCTGGTGGAAAATAAATTTCACCATTTGTTAATATCACATTTTGACTTTTTGACATGTCATCTTTATCAGCACTGAACATCCTTGCTAAAGGCTCCAGCTCTGGATACATCCTAGAACTTCCATAGTTCATTATAAAAGAGCCCAGTGGAACTTTTGCCTTCTTCGTATCTGTAGTTCCGGGCATTATTCTTTTATCTCAAAGTGTGGAAAATCATCAAATCTGTTATCTTTTACTTCCCATCTCCCTTTCTCTTCATACATATCCCAATTACCGCCCCATCTTATCTTATGGCCCATGCCCCTAGCAATGCCAATAACGAACCCAGCAAAGAGGGTTTGTCGTTCCCTGTCTTCCCAATCCACAGGATAAGGGGTAACGTCAACGGCTTTAGAAGGGTTAGAATTATGCCTGCCATTAGGATACTTGACCTTAGTACGCTTTTCATCATATAGTTTATTTTGCCTTTCCTTGTTTCTATATCCTTCCAAGATAGAACAATCCACATGCTTAATCACTTCATTAAACACATCTTGCAACCGCTGATCGCATGTTGCTAGTCTTTCCTTTGATCTTCTTGAATATCTTGGCATGAATATTTTACTAGGCTATGTTAGCTATAAAATGATAAATGTTGCAATAGATTTAAACTCGTGCACCAGTCATCCAGCTATACGTCTTTCTTGCAATGCGTTTGGTTGGCGTTTCCTGTTCATTCAACAGGCTTTCCCGTTTGGTTCTGGAACTTTTCGGTGGTTTTGCAAAGTAGTCTGCATAGTACAATGCATCCATCACATCATCGTTTCTAGGCTTTGGATGTTCAAAGAACTCATCTACCAGTTCTGTCATCTCTCTTTGTAGATACAGCTTCTTAGAATTAACAAGAGGGCCGAGACTGGTTTCCAGCCTATCTTCTTTTTTGATTCTAGATGGAGGCTTAACGCCTTTAAATATGCCGGGAAGAAGTCTTTTCTCTTTTGCGG